GCTTTTAACAACGAGTCCCCTTCCGTCATATATATCCTGGTTAGCAAAACCTTTATAGTCCCTAGCACATAAAGCCCCTATTTGCTCAGATTCATTGGGAGGAGACCACCTTGTCTCGTTTGTGAACAGCCACTGATCAGGTGAGGTTGCTATAGTAAATGTCTTCTCCTCGCTTCCTAAGTAACCCTTCCCTGCTAATTTACCAGGTGTACCTCCTTGCTCCCCAGTCTCTCTTTCAACTCCTCCTCTTATCTTGAAGCAGAGAGTGTCTGCTACTGGTTCGCTACTTTTAGAAGCGCTTGTTTCAGTCTTTGAGGGAGTTGTTTTCCTCTTACCTCCGCTCTCCGTATTATTCCTGCACAGGCTTTCTGACTCAAATAGAACCGCTGCGGCAGGTCTCCAGTCTCCAAGATGTCCGACAACAAAGACTCTTCTGCGCCTTTGGGGAACTCCGAAGTGTTGAGCGTCAAGAACTCTGTATGCGAACCCATACCCGAGTTCGCCCAACGCCCCGAGGAAGGAGCCAAAGTCTTTTCCTCCGTTACTTGACAGGACACCGGGGACATTTTCCCAAACAATCCACTTGGGTTTCTTGAGGTAAGCAAGTCTACAGAATTCGAGTGCCAGGTTACCACGAGGGTCTTCCAGTCCCTTTCTGAGACCTGCGACTGAGAATGATTGGCATGGAGTTCCTCCGACGAGAACATTGATAGTTGATTCATTGAAAATTGTGTTTTGGTTTAACTTAGTCATGTCGCCCAGGTTAGGTACATCGGGGTAGTGGTGGGCTAACACTGCCGATGGGAATGTTTCGATTTCAGAGAACCACTGAGGTTCCCAACCCATGTGTTCCCAAGCCATGGTTGCGGCTTCTATTCCGCTGCATACTGATCCGTATTTCATTTGTTTATTTGTGTTTTATAGTCCGCAATATCCTGAATCGCATGAGTTAAAGTCGTTATCAAAAAGTTGGGTCTGAGTCTTCCACTCTGCAATCTCTTTAAACTTGACACCCTTCTTCCAGCATCCGTTAGCTTTCTCTTCCGCCTCAACAAACCAGTTAAACTTCTCTGGGTGTCTGTCACTCATGTGCTTCAAAAGTAATTCATTTCTATGGAAGCACCCTATGCAGTTGTTCATGTATGCAAACCTAACAGGCTTGTCCTTCCAGAACTCGTGTACCTGGTCCTTGAATATTCCGTCCTCGATGAGTGGGAACTTGGGTTTCTGGTACGGCATCTTCTGCCACTTGTTCTTTCCGTCCTTTCTTTTACCTACCACGAACTTCTCCCAGATGATTCCGTTCTCATCCCCTCTCTCAATCATCCTATTGGCTCTGTTAATCTCGTTTGCTCTGAAACCTATACGCATCTCTATAGGCTCGTTGATGTTCTCCCTCCAAAAGTTTTGGATGGGAACAAGCTTCATGCGGTATGTGCAGAACCTATTGAACACGTTTGGGAGGAAGTACCCCTTAGAGTTTGTGATGGTCCTGTCGAATGACCAGCCAGATACCCAGTTGATTTCCTTACCAATCATCTGCTCAAGGTCAAGCATGGTATAGATGATGGTGTCCTCCTCGAGTGTCCCGATGAACTCCCTTCCAATCCTGTCTGATACAATCTGTCTGACCGCCTCGTCCTTAAATTTCAGCTTCTGATCATCGGTGGTGACTAGTGCGAATATGTTGTAGTCGGCTGGGTAGTGTACAGCCATGTAACTTGAGGTCATGCCTCCGCTTAGTGAGTTTACTGTTTTCATTAAAATGGTACTTCTTCGTTATTGATTTCTAATTGTTCTGTTGGTTTGTTCCCTATGACGCTACCCTGTTGTAGGAATCCTGGTTGGTAGAATCTTCCTGAGTCGAGGTCATATTGTAGTGGTACGCTCCCTTGCATACCCCAGTGCTTGAACTTAACCTTTTGGACGAATACTTCAGGGGATGATGTCCCATCCTCGAAGAAATGTCTGTAGACTGAGATACCGTTATGGGACTTATTGAAGAAGTGAGCAGAGCCAGCCATGTCATATAGCGTGGGGACTAGGTATGGTCCTGTACCTTTCTCTCTTTGCATTTTTGTAGGGTGAGCGACCACAAAGATATGTACTCCGAACTTATGAGCAAAATTTATTATTTGGTCTAGTTGCTTCCCGATGTATGTGGTCTCGTTGGAGGAGTAGTCATGATCGAGCTTATTCCAAGCGTCAATGATGAGTCCGTTGATTCCGTATCTCTTGACTAGTTGCTCTGCGTGGGCTAGGATACTATCTACACTATTGTCTTCTTTAGGGACGATGTAGAAGAAGTTGTCTCGGTAGTACTCCATGGCTTGCACGATGTTAAAGTCGGGCATATCGTTGAACCTAGCACCTATGAGTTTGCTAGCAATCTTAGAGAAGTGAAGTTGCAGTGGATAGTTCTCAGGGGAGAATATTCCGAACCTCCATCCGTGCTTGGTAGACAGGTCAACCATGATTTGGTCGAGGAACTCTGACTTTCCGTGGTTGGGGATACCGGTCACTACGGTTAGGTATCCTGGCTCGAATGTGAGTAGCCTGTTGAACGATGGGATGGATATGTCGCAGGCAGGCTTTAATCCTTCACGCTTCAGTCTCCAGATGTCATCTGATAAGTTGTCAACAGTGATTACTCCGTCTATAGGGTAGTCCTCAGAGTTGCTAATTGTGTCCGATAAGATTAGTTTATCAGTCATTAACAGCTCATTTGCATCTTTATGACCGAAAAATGCTACTTTACGGCATCTGTATTTACCTAACCTACGAGCAAGTTCCTCTTGAAGTACACGTCCAGGCTCATCATCATCGGTTGCGATATAGATGGTTTGGATGTCATCGAATAGGTCTATGCAGTTGTCGAGGTATAGGAGCTTTTGACTTACAGACTTAGTGGCTCCGTTTGGTACGGATATAACTGAGTCGAACCCAACCTCCATGTAGGATAGCGCATCCATCTCTCCCTCGGTGATGATAACGTAGTCCATACCCTTCATGCTGTCTAGGTTATAGAATATCAGCTCAGCATCCTTGTAGAGTTTGAAGGACTTCTTAGGTCCACGATACTTCACGTTGATTAGTTCCGTGTCACGGAAGTAGTTGAACTCAATGCACTTGGCTTCCTTCTCAAGTTGGGGGAAGAATGTGCGTCCTTGTGAAATCTTGGCTTGGTTCACTACACGTTGGGATATACCTCGGTCAGTGAAGAACTTTAGGACATCGTCTTCAAGGTCTGTGATGTTTCTCCACTCAGGGCGAGAGTATATTGGCTTCTGGTTTTCTGATGGCTTGTATGCCCCATCTAGTTTTTTACCGAACCTTGATCCGCAGTGTAGGCAGTTTCCGATTCCTTTCTGTCCATCCCAGCTGAATGACTTGGCTGACTTCTTTTTACGATTCCCTGAACATTCGGGACATGGCATAGCATTTTCTCCGTTGATGTTCTTGATGTCGATGATGAACTCTCTTCTCGTTTGTAGGTTTACTATTCTTTCGGTCATGATTTTTCTATTTCTTTTTTTACTTCTGTCCAATAGAGAGAATTTTCAACTACATACTCTCTTGAATTATCTGCATACTTTATTATTTCCCATAATATCTCATCAACCGCTATCAATGCACATTGTTTGGCGTTTTTCCATCCATCATATTCCCATGATAAATCTCCATTAGTTGTTATGACATGTTGTTCTAATGGAAGAAATTGATAAAACGCATCGCATAATTTTAATGCTTTCTCTTTTGGTGTCATAGTCTGTTTATTTCGTTTTTTACTTGTTGCCAATATGAAATTTTACTAAGCTCATCAGCTTGTGATGAATACTCTATCGTGTTTAGTATTTTATCAACTGTGATTATTGCTAAATCTTTCGACAAAGCTTTGATTGAAACCCCTTTTGTATGATCCCTAACCATACTATCGAATGACGTCACTAAATCAATAGCCTCTCGTCTCGCTTCTAAATTTTCCATCTGCTTATGACTTAAATCCAATTGGTGTTGATTTATACTCCCAAACTCCGTTAATTACCTCTCGCTTCATTAGAGGGTTATTATGGAACTCTTTTACATAGCCGGGTATCTTGGTATCATTTTCGGGAGAAGTGTCAAAATTGGGGCGTTTCTGTGCGTTTTTGAGCCATGATGCGATCATCTTCTGTTTCCAATTTAGAACCTGGTCCCCTTTTGCATCTTTCCAATCGGCAACGGAATAATATTCCCAAGCCTGCGCCCCAACGCTACGATCAAAACCTTTTTCAGCTGCGTAATCCATCATCTCCTCTTTCGATGGGGCAACAAATTCTTTTCTTTTTCTTTTTGTATTTTCTTTTTCTAAATTATTAGATATATTATTACTAGATTCTATATATATATTTTCATTTTCCATATGTATTACACTTGTATCTACTAGTGTATTACTAGTGTTATTCACTTGTTTTTCACTAGTACCCCATCTTTTCTTAATGTTGTTTCTTCTTGACTCAGAGAATTTCTTTCTTTTTTGAATCTCAGTTTCAAGTCTGATGTTGTAGTACATACTATTTTCATCACGCTCGAATTTACTTAACACAGCTAAATCTAGATCTCCGCAAATTTGCAGGACCATAGCCTCTGATAATCTTCCGTGTTGATGTTGAGCGCAGATAAGTCTGATGTACTTGCCTGTCTGTTCATGTGTAAGGAAAGCAGTCCCTACATAGAAGTCCTGTGAATAAAACAGGAACGCTGGATCTTTTTGTGCCATACTTGTTTTTGATTAATGTTTCGGATACAAATGTAATACACTTGTATTCATGTGACAAAATTTTTTTATCAACAATAAAATTGTGCAAAAGTTTTTTTGCGTTTAATGAAACAATCGTTATATATTTGCTGACATTAATTTTAATAAAATGCCAGTTTCAAAAAAAACAAATAAAGATCCAAAGCCAAAATCAACTTCAAGAACTGCTGCTGGTGAAGCTATGAAATCTTTTAACAAGCCATCCACTATAAAAAAATCAGATGCTGTTGTTCGTGGTATGATTAATAAGTCTCAAGAGAAGAAAGCTATGGCTAAAACTCAAGAGAATATAGCTAAATCTTATAATAAAAAAGGAAAGGAAAGCGCTCAAGAACTTAGTAAAATGGTTAAAATGAAAGATATGGGAAAAGTTCTTAGTAATCAACAAAGACTTGATCTTGCTGATAAACTAAAACAAGAGGCTAAAAGAGATTCTCTTGCCGCTGTTTCTATGTCGAAAAAATCAGCACCGGTTAAAAAGAAAAAATAAAAGAGTGGGGATTAATTTCCCTTCTCTTTAACATATAGGCTTTAATTTAAAAACAAAAAACAATGAGTAATTATTCAATGAAAGGAGTGGTATCCTCTGTCTCTGATGTTCAACAAAGAGGCAATTTTGAATGGAGAAATCTATTCTTAACTACATCAAAAGAAGTCAACGGAAAAGAGTACAACGATGTATTCGAGTTCCAAGTGTCTGGAAAGAACCTTGACACGTTGAGCGAAGCTTGTGTCGGTTGTGACGCAGAGATTTTCTTTAACATCCGTAGCCGTGAGTACAACGGAAAGTATTACACTAGCTTGGCTATGTGGAAGATGGACTATGAGCCGAAGAAAGGTCAGCCAGGAAATTATTCCAAACCTGCATCAGCTCCAGCATCTACCGAGACATCTGACGATGACTTGCCATTTTGATGTTTAAAAAAACAAATAACTTGTAACGAATTAAATCCTCTTTTATGATTACCTTTGATAAAAACTCGAGTATGAAAGGTGTTAGAAAAGGGGATTTTTTTCTTCAAGAAAACATACTGAAGTGTAAGGCTTTGGTGCAGATAGAGTTGGACGAGACTTACGAAGGGGCGAGCGATTATATGTGGGGGGATATAGCAATACCTGCACACTTAATTTCATACTTTTCAATGTATGTAAGTAACACAGGAACCATAATGAAGAACAGGGTTATCATAACCTTGGATGATGGGAAGGACTTGATTATTAAAGGGAATATAGAAGACTTGGTTGAAATATACAATGTGTTCAAGTCAAGAGAGATGACGTTTAAATTTAACTAATGATAAAAGCAAAGTCAACAAAAAGCAATAGGAATATCATAGTCACAGATTGTGATTTGAAGCAAAAGTTCCTGTTGATCTCGGATGTCCATTTTGACAATCCGAAGTGTAAGAGGGATGTTCTGAAAAGGCATTTAGATTACGCAAGAGCTAATGATATGAAGGTCGCTATTAACGGTGACTTTTTCTGTTTAATGCAGGGTAAGTACGATCCTCGTAGGTCTAAGAAGGATATTATGCCTGAGCATAACAGCTACAACTATTTGGACTTGGTTATACAAGAGTCTGTGGATTGGTGGAGTCAATATGCCGACATGATTATTTTCATCGGTTATGGAAACCATGAAACTGCCATTATCAAGAACACAGAGACTGACCCATTGGTTCGCTTTGTTGACCTTATGAACTATAAGAACAAGACTAACATCTTGACTGGTGGTTACGGAGGTTGGTGGATAATGAGAATGTATAAAAAGGCTGGTTCTGAAGTACTTTCAACATTTAAGATTAAGTACTTCCATGGATCTGGAGGTGGTGGTGAGGTAACTAAGGGTGTGATTCAGAACAATCGTATGTCTGTCCGTACAGAAGGTGCTGATTGTACTTGGCAAGGTCATGTGCATGAACTTTACCATGTAATTGATTCTAAGGAGTATATTCAATTTCACTCAGTTAAAGGGTATTCTGTTGAGCATAAGTACCTACATCATATCCGTACAGCCTGTTACAAAGAAGAATATGAGGATGGATTTGGTGGTTATCATATCGAGAAAGGAAGACCTCCCAAACCAATTGGAGGTTACATTTTGTCATTTGAATATGACAATAATAGACATGATGGTATTAGGGAATATAATTTGATACCTCACTTTGAACAAATTAGGGATAAATAACAAAGGGACCACCGTTGTGATCCCTGAGTCAAACAAAAAACAAAAAACAAAGTAGGCATTACAAAGTTAGGTTTTAATATACCCGATATTATGTATAATTTTGAGTTTTTTTTAGTAGGCTTTGCTAGTGGGTATCTAGCTAAATTAATTATAGAAAAGTATGGAAATAACAAAACAAGAAGCAGAAAGTTTAAGACCACCAAGGGGAAGAGTAATCATAGAAGTCCCAAATATTATTTCTGAGGATGTCAAGCTTGGTGATGCGACAATTAGGGTACGTTCAATCAGTGATGAGGCTCGTGTTGACATGGGTTCTCGCTCCGGTACTGTTCACGCTATCTCACCTTATGCTGATATTCCTGCTCTTTGCTATACTTGGGATGGTCCAGTAGAGATTGAAAAAGGAGACTTTGTTTACTTCTCGCATGATGCTATTGCTAAGGCAGCTACCGTTCAAAGGGATGAGGCTTATTACTACACCTTTGATGATGAGGGTAAAACAAGATGTTTATTGGTTGTACCTTACAAGGAGATTATTCTTTGCATTAGAAAGGATGAGGTTATATCACTGAACGATTATGTTATGGTGAAAAGAAGAATGAAGCCAAAGCCTGCGTTCTTGGACTATATGCCTGATGAGCATGAGCCTGGAGTATTTGAAATTATCTACGCTCCGACAGGGAATATTGTATATGACTGGAGAGAGAATTACTTGAAATCAAACTGGAAGAAGACTCCTGTGAAGCGTGGAATGATTGTTAAGGCTAAGTCTGACAAGCCTGTGAAGTTGGAGTTTAAGTATAACCAATTAATTGCTGAGGATTTGTATTATATACAAAGTCATAGTATTTTTGCTGAAGTAGATGGACAGTAAGGCGTATCAAAAAATAAAGTATAGGATTGACAAGGTATCTGCATCTGATCAGGTGATATTTAAGTTCCCTGACCTAATGCAGTTCGCTAACATCTTTGCTAGTGAGAATGGATTACCTAGCAATTTGACGGCTGACTTTGTTATGCGGTATATTATATTGATGTACAGCCCTGGAAGTCCTGGTATTGAAATCTACCCAATGCTATCCAAGAGAAAGACTTGGGCGTTGAAAGAGTTGGGAGTTAATCCTCATATTGACGGATCGTTCCCAACGGAATACAACGAATTGCTATTAAATAAGAATCAAGCTTGCAGAGCTAAAATAGTCCTCTTCCTTAGGCTTCAACAGCCTGAGGATTGGGCTATTATGATGCGTGCAGAGGAAATGCTTTATGACCTTCTATCGTTGGACTTCCCTGAAGACCCAACTGACCAGAAGAACCACATCTCGAACATTGAGTCACTTAGAAAGCAGCTATCTGAATCTAGGGAAAGATTCATGCAGGGTGAGGTGTCAAAGGCATTAGAGAATGAAATAACCAAGTTCTTAGCTCAAGATAACTTAGGGATACGTCCAGAGGAGTACATGATGTTTGCTCCAAAGGGTGTTTCTCCAGGTAAAGCTAAGGGCGATCAAATGTTCCCCGAAGTTGGCAACTAATTCTAAATACCATGAAATATATCAAAAGGAAGATCTTGTGGCTATATACCACAATGATGATCCAGTCCTTAAGACTATCGAGATACCTCTGCCGAGCGTAGAGAGTTTTTATGGTAAGTCATGGGATGAGGCTGTGAAGTTGATAGACGGATACGGACTGCATCCAAAGAACCAACGCTTTCAGCATCAGAAGGTTCCAGATAAGTTGGCTAACATACAGGAATTGATCCGTAAAAAAATGAGGCTCAAAAAAAGAGAGGTTGTGAGCCAGAGTGATATTTATGAGGAGCTTGAAAGTAATAGGCTTGAATACAAGGAGGAGATTGAGTGGATTCAATTACAGATTAAGAGAAGGTATCAAGGATATTGGTTTTTTAATAATGGGAAGCCTACCTACATTGATGGTTGGCATTATGTTTACTTAAACTTTTGGGACATTCAAAATGAGACTAGACAAGATAGTTTACCTTGGTATCGTGACCTTGATCGTAGGATTTTTCTATTTGCTCGCTATTGCTATACTACTACTGAGGCTGTTTACAAATATCGTGTTACATTTAGGACGCAGGGGGAGATTAAGACGAAATATTTCCAACGTGTAAAGAACGCAGAAGAGTTTGCTGCTAAGTATCCTGCCGCATATATTGACGAAGGGGCTTATGTCGTTGACATGGGGTATAGAACCTGCTACGGATATATCTTCCCTAAGCGAAGACGTATTGGGGCAACATCTCAGGCTGCTTGTATGCTGTACTGTATCGTGACTGAGCATAAACAGCAGAAGGGTGGTATTCAGAGTATCACGGAGACTCAGGCTAAGAATGACGTTTACATTGATAAGATTGTAAAGCCATGGCGTAAGATACCATTCTTCTTGAAGCCGTCTCATGATGGTACTGACTTCCCGAAGGAAAAACTTTCATTCTCCTACTCAGCTTCAAGAGCGCAAGGGGCTACACACAATCGTGCGCCATCACATGACGGATGGATTGAGGCTCGTGCATCTTCAGAGAGGTCTTTTGACGGACAGAAGCTTCACGCATACTTGGATGACGAGGGTGGTAAGCACGGAGATAGTGGAGTATCAATCCCAAGAAGATGGCAAGACGTTGTTCGTAAGTGTCTATCACAAGGTTTGCGTATCAACGGACTTGGTATGTTTACATCAACGCTTGGTGAATTTGAGGCAGGTGGTGGTAAGGAATTTTTTGATCTAATTAAATCTTCATATTACGATGAACGAAACGAAAACGGATTTACAACTTCAGGGCTATTTACGCTATTCATCCCAGCATACGATGGGTACGATGAGTGCGTGGATGAGTACGGACTCTCAATCATTGAAGACCCAACCGAACCTGTACGAAACTTGGAAGGTAACATTGTTACAAGAGGAGCGAAAACAATCTTGATGAACACTCGTAAAGACCTTGAAGAAAAAGGGCTTGATTTACGATTAAATGGAGAGATTCGAGATAACCCTTGGACATTGCAAGAAGCTGCGTCTAAGGCGTCTAAGAATAGCAATTTCGACCTATCTATTCTGCGTACTAGAATAAATCAGTTGAAATTTGATAGGATATTTAGAACAAGGACTGTTTCATTAAGTTGGAAAGGAGCATTTGGTAGTGAGGTTGTTGTCAGTGATGATCCAGAGGGTAAGTTCGTTGTATCCTATTTACCTGCCATGGAACATAGGAATAAGAAGTTATTTGACTCAGCTAAGAATCAGTGGATGCCTTCTCCTGATGTAGCCAATAAGTATATCTTAGGATGTGACCCGTTTAAGTTTGGAAATCGAGATGTAAAGGGTAGAAGGAAGTCTAATGGAGGTGGAGCTATGTTCTACAAGCACGATCCTTCAGTAGATTCTCAGGAAAAGCCTATCGACCAATGGATTTCAAATAAGTTTGTTGTCACTTATAATACTCGTGTTGACGATGGTAACACTTATTGCGAGGATATGTTGAAGCTTGCTCTATTGTTTGGGGCGCACGTATATCCTGAAAGAAACGTACCTATCGTCATTGAAAAGTTTAGGGACTGGGGATATGAAGGTTATTTGCTTTCCGATATTGACGCTAATGGTAAGTTATCTACAGCCCCAGGACGATACACTGGGGAAGCTGATAAGGAACAGATATTCACAGAGTTCATGAACTACATCAAGGTGTTTGGAAGAAGTGATAACCATTTAGAAATGCTTGAAGAGTGTTTGGAGATTAATGACCCTACCGAGATGACCAATTATGACTTGTTTGCCGCAGGTGGAATGGCATTGCTTGGCTCGAAATCCGCACTACCAAAGTATATGCAGGAGATGAACGAGGTTAGAACGATGAATGACTTGTTAGAATTTTTTGATTAATTTGTTTCATATTAGGGACATTTTTTATATTTGCATTTGATGTTGAAGTTTACGCCAATTATCTCATTCCCTTCTGACAGGATTCCTAAGGAAGAGAAAAACTCTTTGAGTTACATTACACAGGTAGCTCAAGCAATATATTCTCGTTGGTATAACGGAAGAACATTGTATGGTCAGACGGCTACTGGATGGTTCCAAATGATGACTGACTATGGTGAGGGAAGGCAAAGTTCTGCTCCATACCGTGACTGGTTCTTGGGTGTGCAGAATGATAAGAACTCTCCAGTTAACAGAATGACTCAATATGCTCGTAAGGCATATACCAATGTCAATTACGAGATTGTAAGCCCTGCGCCAAAGTATCTTGCTGTAATTAAGTCTGTTCTATCTGCATCTGATTTCAAGGTTAAATGCGAGTCTCTTACCCCAACTTCTCAGTTTGAAAAGCAGAAGAAGAAGTGGAGAATGTATTACGAAGACAAAGTACTTAACCCAATCAGAGAGCAAGTAGGTATTCCAAAGGTTACACTTCCATGGACTCCTCAAGATGAGTCTGAACTTGATATGTATGAAAAGTATCAAGGGTTTAAGTTGCCTCTTGAAAATGCTATGGAAGACATAGCTAAACATGCATTTGATATTAGTGATTGGGATAAGATTCGTTTAAAGACTATTGACGGTTTAGCTCAAACCAACTTTGCTGTTGGTCAAGTTTATGTTGATAAAGATGGTGTTACAAGGGCGAGGTATATTAACCCTGCGTCATTTGTAACTGCATATATTGATGAGGATGAAGAAGGTGAACCATCATTTGCTGGTCATATACAACGTGTTCGTATTGGTGACATTAAAGATAAGTTGTTGGCTCTTGGCGCACAGCCTCAAGAAATTGAAGGGTTGGCAAGAATATTCTACGAAACTCAAGGCTACACTGATAAGGATTTTAATTTCAATAGAAAGGATCCTGTAACTGGAAGATATGTTTGGGAAGACTTCTCTGTTGATGTACTTCACTTTGAGTATCGTGCTAATGACTATGAATACTTTACTAAGCGTCAAACTAAGGATGGTAAGATTGTTTACCAAGATGAAGAGTTTGGTGTGACTAAGAAGCCTTACGCAGACGGAAGATTGCGTCAGACTGATGTTACTTGTATTCAGAATGTTTACGAAGGTAAATATATTTTAGGATCTAAGTTTGTTTATGACTTTGGATTGCAAAAGAATATCATGAGAGACTCTCGTGGTAATGCAGTTCTTTCATATTACTTTGAGCGTGTCCCAGGAAAGTCTATCGTTGAAAGATGGAAACCACACTTGGACTCATTGATGCTTACTTGGATTAAGTTGCAGGCTGCTAAGTGGGCTGCTGCTCCAAAGGGTATCGTTGTTGATATTGGATTGCTTGCTAATATGGACTTAGGAATGGGTGCAATGTCTCCTTTAGATATTGTTCGTATCCGTAGACAGACCGGTAATCAGTTCATCAACTCCAAGACTGACATCTTGAATAAGGGTGGTAATATGCCTATCGCAGAGCTACCAGGTGGTATCGGTCCTCAATTAGAGGAGTGGTTGACTTGTTGGCAGGATGATATGAATAGAATCATGGACTTGGCTGGTATCACTCCAACCATGGCTGCTATGCCTACTACTCCTTCTGAGAAAGGTTTGGGCATTAGCGAAATGGAAGTAGATGCCACTAACCACGCTCTATTCCCTTTGAAGAAAGCTATTATGAGATTGAAGGAGAAGGCTGCTAAGAAGGCTATCCTAAAGACTCGTACCAATATGAGATTTGATAAAGAGGTTCGTAAATATTATTTGCAGCTTCTAGGAGAGGAGAAGACTAACGCATTGGATGCATTTGAGGACTTGACATTGGAGCAGATTGGAATTAAATTAGTTTCAACTCCAACCAATACTCGTAAGAATCAAATTCTTCAAGCTGCGTTACAATCTATGCAAGCTGGAAAGAATGGAGTTATTGGAATCACTCTTTCTGATTACTTGTTTATTGAGAAGGAGTTGGAGAATGATAACGATGAGTTTGCTGCTTGGTATATGACTGTTGCTGAGGAACGTCAGCGTAAGATTAAGATGGAGGAGGCTATGCAGCAACAGCAACAAAATGCTCAGTTACAAGCTCAGGCTGCTCAACAAGCGTCTGAAGCTAAAGCTGCCGCACAACAAGCTCTTGAGCAAATGAAGCAGGCTACTATGATGACTGAGTATCAGCAGAAGGCTTTGCTTGAAGAAATTAAGCATAATCATAGAATGGCAGAGCTTGCACAAGAAGGGCAACTTGAGAAGCAGAAGGATGTCGAGATTTCGGGGAACTTATAAAAACAAAAAATAAATAGGCTATGGAAAATAATGATTTAATTATCCCTGCGGATTTGCAGGCGAGAGCAATGGTTGATGGTTGGTCAGACAGTCAACTTAGAGATGAGGCAATGAAACTAGAGGTGAACAATCAACCTCCTTCAATTGACCCAGGTGTTGTAGATCTTGAACCACCAGTTGCTCAAGTTAGTGCTGATGAAATCAATCAGCTAACAGG